CTCGGTGTCCCCGGCGGCTCTGGCTGCCTGGAGTTGCTCCTCAACCCGCACGATCTCCTGCTGGATCTTGAGCAGATTATCGGCCGCCCTCGCCCGGCTGGAGTCGCCGCCGAACTGCTCATCGACTCGGATCTGTTCGAGGTTCGCGTCGATGATGTCTTGCACTGCCTTGGCTTCCGCTTCAGCCCGCCGCTGGGCTTCCTCCGCGAGCCGCTTGTTCTCCTCCGCGACCCTCCGTGCCACGTCGATCTGCTTCTCAAACTCGGCGGTAGCATTGGCAACGCCGCGAGCGTACTGCTCGGCGTTCAGTTCGCCGTCGTTCGCTTGCTCCTGCAAGTCGGCGAGGGCTTGCTCGAACTCCAACGCGGCATCGAAGCCCGCCTGCCCGAACTCACCCGCCTTGGCAATCGCGGAGTCGAGCCCCTTCTGAGAATCGGCGAATGCCTTGTCGAGTGCCTTGACTTGCTCCGATGTTCGCTCGACCGATTCAGCGGTCTTCTCTGTAGCTGCTGCGGTCTCTTCAGCGGTCGAGAAGAACGACCGGAAGAAGCCGATCGTACCGTTGACGGCATCGCCGAACGCCCCGAACACCGAGCCGACGGTACTGAGAATCGGCCCGAGCACGGTGCCAATGGTCTGGGCCACTACCGTGACGATGTTGATGAGCCCGCTGAAAGCCGTAGCGATGCCTTCGACCAGACCGACGAACGGCAGAAGCACCGACTGACCGAGACCTTGGATCGCTACGCCGACTTGATCGAATGCAGCACCCAGACCGGAAAACGCCGTGCGATCGGTCTCGCTCAGTGCCGCCCCGAAAGTCTGGATGTCATCGGCGGCACCGCCTAACTCATTGAAGAATGGAAGCAACTGCACGCCGCTGCGACCAAACAGGGCGATCGCCGCTGCTGACCGCTGGGCAGGGTCTTCGATCGCAGCCAGCCGCTCGCCGATCAAGTCGATCCTCTGTTGCTCCGAAAGTGCCCCGAAGTCTTGAACCGACACGCCGAGCCGCTGCAACGCCGCCTGGGCTTTCTTGCTCTCTTCGTCCGCACCCGCGAGCGTGTTCTGAAGCCGGGCGAACGAGCCGCTCAACTGCTCAATCGAAACGTCTGCCCTGCGGCCCGCTTCCTCAAGCACTTGCACGAACTCGAACGAGACCCCCAACTGGTTCGCCAAGCGACTAAGCCGCTCGACGCGATCCTCCAGTGCCACGAGTCCACGCACGACGGCGGTCGCTCCCGCAGCGAACGCCGTGATGCCGACAAGGGCAAGGTTCCAAGATGTAGCCAAAGATGTAAGTTGCGATGCAAGCCCGCTGATGCCTGACTTCAGCCCGCCCGCGAACACTCGCGACAGCCCCTCGCTCGCACTCGCAATGCCAGAGATCCGCCCCGCGATGTTGCCCAGCGGGCCGGGCAGCACCGAGAACACGCCAGAGAGTTCGTTGAACTTGAGCGTCGTGCTCTCGGCTGCGGTGTCGATCTCTTTCTGCTGCACCGCCAGCCCGCGAGCCGCACGCTCCGCGTCGGTCAGTCCCTTCGCAGCGTTCTCGGTCGCCCGGTTGTAGGTGTCCAGAGAGATCCGCCCGGCATCGACCTGCTCTTTTAGTTCGGCCTGGGCACGATCAAACCGCTCCAGGGGCAGGAGGTTCGCTTCGGTGATCCGGGCCGCACGCTCGAACGCGGCGGCTTCTTTGTTGATCGATTCGGTCAGCCGATCAAACCCTGCCGCAAACTGAGTCGCACCACCGCCATCGCGGAGCGTGTTGACGAGATCTTGGGCTTCCTTCTCGAACCGAGCCTGAGCCGACGCCGCCGCTTCGCTCTCGCCCGCGAACTTCGCGAACTGCCCGGTGAGCTTGTCGGCCTGGTCGCCCAGCCCGACGAGCGCACGCTGCACCGGATCGAGCTTCAGCCCGCTCGCGTCAGCCGTAACCCGCAGCGCTAGTGAGAGGACGTTAGCCATTGTTCACTTCGAGATCGCCGAGACCGAACTGCCGTCGCAACTCCAGCAACGCCGCCATGTCCTGCGACTCGTGCTGCGGCGGCTTTTCTATCGGAATGAAATCCTCGGGCTTGGGTCGTTTCGCGTTCTTCCCGATGTGCGGAGCCAGGAGTGCCGTAACGATCAACGCCGTCTCCCGCCACGAGTCGGGCAACGCCGAGAAGTAGCGGTTGTAGGCGATCCATTCAGAGAACTCGGCCGAATCCATTCGCGTGCCCAACTCGCCGACGGTCATGTGCAAGTCGCGAGCGACCGCGAACATGTACCGCCGAGTCGGGCTCGCGTTCAACCTTTTCCCAGTTCCTGCACATCCTCCTCTGTCATCCTGTTGTGCTTCATCGCCTCATCGAACAGCCGGCCCATCACCGCACCGCTCTTGCTCGCGAGCTTGTCGATCTGGTCGCGGCTGAACAGGAGCTTCCCGGTCTCGTCGCACAGCACGCCCGCGAGGTACTGCGTGCGGAAGTTCTCGATCCCAGTCTCTTTCTTGCCGATCCACTTTCGCTCGTATGAATCACGCTCGCCCACGCTCATCACGCGGATGAAGACATCGCCGCCCCACTCGGGGACAGGAACCCGCTTCAGTCCGAGGTCATCCGCCGCAAGAATCTGATCTGCCGTCAGTGCCATCTGTCACTTCTCCTAGGGATTGCTTTGCGCGCCGAGCGTATCCTGCACTCTAAAGGTGAAGGCAAACCTCACGACCTCATTCGCAGTCGCTTCGATGCGGGCATCTTCGTAGATGCAGTCGCGATCAAAGAACGTGACGAGTGCCCCCGCCGATGCCGTGCGGCCGGTGAACGTCAACTGCTTTCGTCGCCCGTATTCACTGTCGGGCAGATGGTCGGTCGAGAATCCAGCGAGCCGCAACGTTCCCAGACTCGGCGTCCACGTCGTCGTGCGACCGAGCGGCAGCCCACGCTGGGCATCAAGTTCGAGCGACTGCACCTCTTGAAGCGACTGACCGCCCCAGGTGATCGTGAACCCTTGGCATGGAATCGCCATGACGGCACCCCGTCATGACTAGCGGGCGACCGTGATGACGCCCTGGCCCCGGATCGCGTCGTTCGTCGCCAGCGTCAGGGTCGAGCTCTGCACGGTGTAGTAGCTCGCCGTGCCGCCGCCCACCAGCGTCGCGCCAGCCACTTGGATGTGATAGGTGCCGGTCGCCCCGTCCGAAATCACGACCTTGCCGATGTAGTCGAACGTGATCTGCCGACCCGAACCACCATCGTCGGCAGGCACGACCAGCGGCGGCGTCATTCGGGCCGCTAACGCGCCAGTCGTCTGCCCGAGGTGCGCAACGTCGATGAGCGTGTCGCCGGCAGCACCAGGGTTCGTGTTTGAGATGACGATGTTCGTCACCGTGTACGAATCGGCACTCAGCAAGAGCCTTGTTGCATTGCCGGAAAGCGAGGTATCGTGCGGGGTCGAGAATGACACGGTTCTAGATCTCCTGCCAGAGAATGGTGTAGGTCTGCGTCACGCTGTAGACAGCGGGCAACTCGCCGCCGGCCAACTGCACGAACCCGTCGCTCTCACTGAGCAGCGACACGTTCCTGACTGAAATCCAGTTTCCCAGCGTGCCGCCGAAACCATCCAGTACCGCCCGGCAGCGGTCTGCCAGTTCCCTTACTCCCTCGTAGGTCGTGGCGTACATATCCACGGCCAGCGTCACGGTCGCGATCCCAGACGGGCCGGAGAGGGTCGCCTCCCGCTGCACCGCCTGCCGCCGCCAAGTGACGAACGGGATCGCCGCCGAGGCGGGGGCGATGACGGGGTACACCCGGTCGCCCACGATCTCGGCGACGGCGGGGGCGGCGACCAGGGCATCGCCGATGAGGCGCTCGGGGGATTTGACGCTCATTAGTCGATAGCCCCCGTGACGGATTGCGAGAGCGTGCTGATCGCTTGCTCCAGCGACAGCCGCAGTTCCCGCTGAAGGATCTCGGCGACCGTCGCCTTCGTGCGATCCCAGGCAGTCTTCAGCGGGGGTTGCCCGGTGCTGCCGCCCGCCGGCATCGCAGGGATCGTGATCGGGGTTTTGCTCTTCCGAAAAAACGCTCCTGGGTAGCCCGGCTTCGTTTGCACTCGGCTCCGCTCGCCCTTCGTGGGCTTCTCCATCGTGAACTTGCCAAGCCTGTTGAAGCTCGATGCGATGTAGCCACCTTGCCTCGCGACGGGGTGCGTCTGCACTTGCGTCACCGTGCCCGACTTCGTGGTTCGCTTGTGCGACTTTCGCGTGTAGGGCGTGTCGGCAGGCTTGCTGACCGTTCGTGCGTCGGTGCCTTCCTCCAGCCAGTATTGATGTCTCGCTCGGTCTGGCCCCTTTCGCACGCTGCCGCCGGCTGCACTCTCCGAATCAGCCCTCGCCGCCCGGCGAAAGCCAAGCAGGGCGACGGCAACGCCGTCATCGCGATAGACCACGTACTTCGTCTTGATCGCTCGCCGCAGGTTGCCCGTCGGCCCGAGCGGGGTCGTTTCCTTGAGAGCCAACTCTGCCGGAAGCATCGCCTTCTGCAACGCGGCACGCAGGATCACGACCGCCCGCTGCCTGCCGAACACTTGCCCGATGTCCTTCTGGAGTTGCCCCAAACCGGCAAGCTCGGCCGAGAGTTCAATGCGTCCTAGTGCCATTACTCCACCCTCTCCGTACAGAGCAACTCGTGCTCGCTGCGGTTCGCGTGTTCGAGCAGCGTCGTGATCTCCAGCACCCGACCACGCCACAGAAGCCGCATCGTCTGCACGAGCCCCGTCACGTACCGCAGCCGCACCCGGTGCGTGCCTTCGGTCTGCTGCTGCCCCAGGAGCAGCACCTCGCGAGACGAGAGACCTTCCACGCTCGCCCACCGCTCAGCGAACGTCGCCCACTCCAGCGTGGTCTCACCGAGCGAGTTGCGTCGCTCGGTCGCCTGCTGGATCGTCACCCGCTCGCGGAGTTTGCCGGGGTCAAGTGCCATAGATCACGAGCGTGTAAGAAGCG